ACTTACTCTTCAATAGAATTAATTCTATTGGCAGACAGTGGACGCGTCAGTACACGATGGCCCTCTGCAAAGAAGTCTTGGGGCTGATTAGATCTAAGTTTGGTAACGTACCTATTCCAGGAGGAGAAGTCCAACTTAACGGCACTGATTTAATCAGCCAGGGACGTGAGGAGCAAAAGGATCTTCGGACTGAGCTCAAAGAAATGTTAGAATCACTTACATACGCCAAGATACTGGAGACAGAGGTATCTGCAGCAGACAATTTAAATAAATTACTCAAATACGTTCCCGTTCCTAATGGCAGAGCAATTATCATAGGATAAACCATGGCAAGACTATTTATCACACCTAGAGAAATTGACTTCATTTCCGACATCACAAAAGAGTTGATCAAGGATGTTGCAGGTCAAAAAATTTATTACTTTAGGATACGTGAAGATCTCAGCGATGTGCATGATGTCTATGAAGAATCTAAGGATAAAGTCTTTGATCCTCCAATAGAGATCGAATCACTTGTTGAATGGAATCCAAATGAAGTAAGAACAAATAGATTTGGAAGTGAAGAGTATCTTTCTGTTGTTGCACACATGCATGTTAGAGATGTGATTGATAGAAATATCACGGTTAGAGAAGGTGATTATTTTAGTTACGATTCTGTTTATTATGAAATTACATCAATCATTGTTGAGAAGCTTATTTTTGGACAAGTAGAACATGTTTCAGGATATAAAGTTACTGGTAAACAGGTTAGAACAGGACAAATTAATATACGTCCTATTGGCCCTCTTACAGAGAATTATGATGAGCCAGATGCTGTGCAGAAAGTTTTTGTTCAGCAGCGTGGCAATGAGACAAATGAGCACGGCATAACAGGCGATAAGCGCGCCTTAGTTGATCAAGGAAAATTAGATGCTGCTAAGCCGCAAAAAGTCGAAAAAGATGGTATCACATCATCATTTTATGGAGATGAGTAAAATACATGTCGATTAGACAGACTCAATTCCCGCCAGGATTCAAAAGAGAGCCTACAGGATATGAGGGCTCAGATACTTCATCAGATTTTACAATGCCTTCATGCACGCTAGAAGATGCTGATCGCTCTGTTTTTGATCTTTTTAATGAACAACTGCCATTACAACACATAGTCAATGACGAATCAAAGAGAATACCTGTTATTTTTGCAACAGGTGAAAGATTTGCAGTTCTCAATAGGCGAGAACCGCTCAGAGATAAGAATAAAACACTCATACTTCCACTTATTTCAATTATGAGAACAGGGCTTAATCAAAATCCTGATAATGGTCATGGGCCAGGTCAAATGCAACCCAGCAAAGTTAAAGTAAGACTTTCTCCTGAGAGCGACACTTATAAGCGTCTTTTAAATAAATTAAATCTGCAAAATCAAGATAACATTGCTAGTACATCTCACAGAGAAGAAGATTCATACGTTGGAGTCTTACCAGGTACGGTGGGCTCTAGGCGTAGAGATACTGCGCCGTCTCTTGATGTTTTAGAAGGAAAACTTTTAAAATCTGATCTTTTAGATAATATCTATGAAATTATAACAATACCTCCTATTAAACACTACCAGGCAACTTATAACATTACAATTTGGACCCAGTTTACAAAACAGATGAATGAAATTCTGTCTGTAATAATGAGTACATATCAAAATAATTACGGTAGAACATTTCGACTAGAGACAAAAAAGGGCTACTGGTTTGTTGGTTATGTGAGTAGTGACTTTTCTACCGGAGAAAATTTTGATGACTTTACTGATTCTGAGCGTATTGTCAAACAATCTTTTGACATTAAAGTAAATGCCTATCTTGTTTTGCCAGATTATCCAGGAAGTCCTAACGGTCTTCGTAGAAGTATTTCTGCGCCCAATATCGAGTTTAAAGTTGAAGGAATTAACGAGCAGCTAGTTGAAAATTTAAATGCAAATGTTCCTAGCAGTTCTCCTAATGCTTATATTTTAGATGAAATGTCGACTGTCGGTGATGGTTTGCCAGGCCAAGCTGTTGGAGTCAACAATATTGCATCAAATCTAGCTAGAATAGGTGAGAATCAAGATCAAAGTAGTATTATTGCAAATATGAACAACTCAAATGCAATTGCTGTTATTGGAGGCCACTCAGGCGCGGAGAATGACATTATATTTTATCGATATGAGGTAGATCCCTTTACGGGCAAGAGAAAGAAAATAGCAATTCGGGCTCAAAAAATTAGACCAGGATTTAACAATAATCAGAATAAGCAGGGTGAATCAGTTTATCGTGAAGGAATTGTCTTGGATCTAGGCGATTTATAATTTTCATTTAATCAACAAATGCAATAAATAGAATTTTTCAATTTTACGCGATACTTATCTTAGTAAATCTACACTTAACATTTTGAGTCCAAGGAGATAATATCAATGGCTGAGCAAACATTCAGATCACCTGGATTTTTTGAACAGGAAGTTGATCTTTCAGCTAGAAGTGCTGTTGCAACAGGAACGCCTGGAGGCATTATCGGCACTGCAGAGAAAGGTCCGGCATTTGTGCCTGTGACGGTTGGTAATTTAAACGATTTTGAGAATAAATTCGGATCTCTCAGCATTGATAGATTTGGACCATATGCCGTTAGAGAATTCTTAAAGAGCAAAAATGCTTTAACGTTTGTAAGAGTTTTAGGTGCCGGCTCTAATGAAACAGCTGCCCAAAGACTCGAGACGCAGCTTGGCGGTTTTACTAAAAATGCCGGATTTAAGCTAGAAAGCACTTCGATCGACACAGATGAGTCTTCTGGCGTTGACATTAATAGCGTTGATTTAGGCGCAGTGCAGTTTATCGTCGCTAGACACACAGTCAATACTCTAGAGTCGGCCGGTTACCCTATTTTTTCAGATAACGAGTCTTATGATCTTTCGGGTGGCGACAATGTCAATCTTGTAAGAGCAGTTCTCTTTACAACAACAGGCTCGCACTTTGAAATCATGGACTTTGATGAGACATTTTCATCATTTAGAAATAGTAGACACTCATTTGGAAGAATTGATTCTAATAGCAATTTTAGGTTAATTCTTTCATCGACAGCAGGAACAGCTTTTTCAAATGATGAAGGTTGGCCTGGCGTCAAAATTTTTACAGCATCGCTAGATCCTGCTAGCACATCATACTTAGGGCGTGTTCTTAACACAGATCCAGATAGATTCCAGGAGGAACAGCACCTACTGTATCTAGATTACCCAGTTGAATCAGAACTTGTCTCAATTCTTCCTAATGCTGCAGGGCTAGGTGCAACAGGCTTTGTCGGAGTTGTTTCCGGAACTGCTGCAACTACAGATTCAGGTTATCTAACTAGCGAGGCATTTGGAAAGCTCTTTGGGCGTTTTGATTCACGTTTCACAACGCCAAGAACTCCCTCATTTATTTCACAGCCTTACGGGTCAGTCGAGTACGACCTTTTCAATTTTGAAACAATTAGCGATGGTGAGTGGGGCAATACACAGTTTAAAATTTCAATTGCAAATATTAGAAAGTCAAATGATCCGCTAAATCCATACGGCTCATTCGACGTGCAGCTTAGAAACTTTAATGATTCTGACCTAATGCCTGAAATTCTGGAATACTATCCTGATTGTAATCTAAATCCTAGTAGCCCAAACTATATTGCGAGAAAAATAGGCGATAAGAAAGTCACTTATAATTTTGATGCTGTAGATGAGTCTGAGCGTCGTCTAGTAATTTCTGGCAAATATCCTAACGTTTCTACAAGAATTCGTGTTGTCATCAATGACAATGTCGAAACAAGAAATATTCCAAGCGATTCACTACCCTTTGGTTTTAGAGGCGTTCCTGCAATTAAGACAAACAATTCACTAACAGATAACACAACATCAATTTATGATAGAAATGGTAGACTCTTAAGCTCGTCCGGTTCTCTAAGAATGAGTGCATACAATGTAGATGATGATGATGAGGATCTAGCCGGCTTGTTTGTTGAGCGCGCAATCGTTCCTCCTCTGCCACTTCGTTTTAAGTGCACACGAGGCGCAGTAAATGAAAATCCTACTTATACAGGACATGTTGGTCGAAATGAGAGGGCCGATGCTCGCTTCTACTGGGGCGTGAAATTTGAAAAGCTGCCTTCGACAAGCAGCCTCAGCAATGCAGTGCTTAATGCAAATGTTAGCTCTGAGATTAATCCTCTCGTTAAGAGTTATACCAAATTTCAGGGTATTGAGAAGCTTGACACACTTGTTACTGGATCTGCCAAAGACTACTTTAATAGCAATAAATTTACTCTGGCGAGAGTTGCGCTCTACAATGAACTAAATGGCGGCCATATTTCAGATGTTACGGGAACTGCTAGAGATCATATGCTAGAGGCTGCTTATATCAGAAATGAGCATCCTAACGGCACAGATTACACTGTTGCAGATGGCGCTCGAAATAGAATTACAATGGCCACGCTGGTTCACAGTACTTCCACTGTCTTTAATCGTTTCCAAGAGTTTAATAAGTTCACAACTATCTTCTACGGTGGTTTTGATGGTCTTAATATGCTCGATAAAGACAATCGTTACATGACAGACAAGGCAGCTTCAGCAGATACCGGAGGTAAGGCCGGAAGCTCTTTCACAGGCGGCCTTGGTCTTCTTGGGACAGATGATGGAACAATGTCTGGCATTGGAATTAAAAATAATATTGTGAGCTCTTACAGAGCTGCTGTTGACATTATTACAGACCCAATGGCATCAAATGTCAATATTCTGGCAATCCCAGGCATGAGAGACTCATTTATCTCTGATTATGCTGCAACAAAGACCAAAGACTTCGGTTTGGCAATCTATTTAATGGATATTCCAAATTACGATGCAGATGGCAATCGTCTCTTTGATGACTCTGTTGCTAGAGTTGATGCACGTGAAACATCAGAGCAATTTGAATCAAGAGTTATTGACAATAACTACGTTGCAACGTATTTCCCAGATGTTTATGTGAGAGAGCCGGCTAGCCAGAGCAATATTAAGGTACCTCCTTCGGTGCCTGCAATGGGCGCTTTGGCCTACAATGATAGAGTCTCATATCCCTGGTTCGCCCCTGCAGGATTTAATAGAGGCGCCCTTGATGCTGTTACAAATGTTGATATTCGACTCAACACGGCAGACAGAGACGTGCTGTATGATGCTCGTATTAATCCTATCGCAACATTCCCATCTGGTGGATTTGTAATTTTTGGTCAAAAGACTCTTCAGATGGCAAAGTCTGCTCTTGATAGAGTCAATGTGAGACGCCTGCTCATTGAAGTTAAGAGAATTGTTGCTTCACAAGCTAATCGTCTGCTCTTTGAGCAGAATAATGCAGCAACTCGTGCAAGATTTGTAAGCCAAGTCTCGCCACTGCTTACACTAGTGCAGACACAGGCTGGCATCGAGCAATTTAAGGTTGTCTGTGATGCGACTAATAATACTCAATCAGATGTTGATTCAAACCGCATGAATGGTAGAATTATCATCGTGCCAACAAGAGCAATTGAGTTTATATCAATTGATTTCGTCATCACAAATAGCGGCGTTATCTTCGAATAAGACATATGTATAAATTGATAAACTTTAAAGATTATGTGATAGGAGTTTAAACGATGGCATCACCACTTAAGAGCCCTGGCGTGTCAACAAGAGAGATAGATGTCTCCGGGCCTACAGCTATTGCACCACAGGGTGTACCTGCGGGAGTAATTGGAACTGCACAAAAAGGTCGCGCATTTGTTCCTATTACATTTGCAACATATCAAGATTTCGTCGCAGAGTTTGGTTCATCTGATGGTGAGAAGTTTGGTCCTCTCGCAGTCAATGAGTGGATGAAAAATGCTCGTGCAGGCTCATATGTTCGAGTTCTAGGTATCGGCGATGGCAAGAAGCGTCAAGAAGTAGGCGTCAATGCTGGACGTGTTGTTAATGCAGGATTTGTTGTAGGATCTGACCAGGTTCAAGAAAATGGTCTGGTCGGCAAAAATCCTTACGCAGACAGCGCTATTACAGCTATTTCGAGCTCTGTTACACAGGCGGCAGATTTACCTGCAACATCATTAATTACACAGATAACACTCTCAGCATTTCCAAAGCCAGGAACAACTGTGACTTTCACAGACAAGGCTGGAAATGTCACGACAATTACTTTCAAGAGAGGTGATGCAGTTGGTGTAACTCAAATTGAAATGGATGATGCATCTTCTGTTAATGATCTAGCAGAACTTTTTAAAGTTGCAGTCGATCTACCGGCGAATATTTCGGCATCTAGAGTCAATAACGTCGTTACAGTTACAATGACAACGGGTCCTGGTGAACCTACAATTGTAATTTCAGAATCAAGTCCTACATGTGATGCTGGAAGAACATATTTTCTTTCAAGCTTTTTGAAGGCCACTTCAGCAGAAAGCGCTGCAATTCTAAACGATGCAGGAATCGATATCGATACAGAAACTAGCTATCCGATTCTCAGAGGCGTTCTTTTCTCTGCCTCTGGTGTCAACTTGTCGTTATCTTCTAATACACTTACAGGTGCGGGCTATTCGAATACGCCTCGATCATTAAATCCAGGTGGCTTAGGTGGTGCATACTTTAGTTTTGGGCCATTTGAAGATGCAGGTAGCTCTCATGGTACCGTTGTCACAGGAAGCGGCAAACAGAATTTCACAATGATTCTTAACGGTCATATTCCAAGCGATCTATACAGCAATGTTATAACTGCATCGTTTGACCCAACAGCAGGTGATTACTTTGCAAATGTCTTTAATACTGATCCTCGCAAGATGGAAGAAGCCGGTCATTTGCTTTATGCGCATTATGATGTCTACCCAGCTATTGCGGTTCCAAGCGCAGTAGGAAGTGTTGCTGACGATGATTTCATCGGTGAAGCTGCACTTCTTTTGACAGGAAGTGCTGATCGAAATTCAGGTACACCCTTCATACCAAACTTCGAAAATTTCGAGGATAGATTCTCAACTGCCAAAACGCCCTGGTTTATTTCTCAGAAATTTGGCGGAAAAAATAAGAAACTATTTAAAATTCACTCAATGGATGATGGAATTGCAGGTCACAATCTTTTCAAGATTACAATTGAAAATATTGCTGCTAGCAATAGCCTAAACTACAAGTATGGAACATTTGATCTTCTGGTCAGAGATATTAATGATACTGACATTAATCCTGTTGTCCTAGAGTCATTTAGAGGACTTTCTCTAGATCCAGGTTCGGAGAGATTTATCTCTAAGATAATTGGAGATAGACATGCTTTCTACGATCTAGATCAATTAACTGGTAGGCAGAAGCTTAGAATCGAAGGCTCTTATGCTAATGCCTCTAGATACATCAGAGTTGAGACGGACATTCAGGTTACAAGAGCTGGAATTAACGCAGAGTCACTCCCGGTCGGTTTTGAAGGTTTTGCACACACGAATACAGCAGGACGCGATGACGATGATAACACACTGCTAGCAGGCGCAGTTTTTGCGGATGTCGCAGCTGCAGGCCTTGATGATGTCGATATTGCAAAAGTCAAAGAGCCCCCTGTTCCTATGCGTACAACATTGACGCAGGGTGAGGGACTTTCAAAAAAGCTAAATAGCAAGCTGACATGGGGCGTCCAGTTTGAAGTCCAGAACAATCCAGCTGACCTTAACTCAAATAGCACAGTTAACGCATCGCTACGCAATCATGCCAAATATTTCCCAACCTTCCAGACTGGCTACTTAAATTTTGCTTCAGAAGATACCTCTGGGCTGCCTAGTATTGGATCTGGAATTGTTGTAGACGTTGATGCATTTAATAAGAACAAATTTACACTAGAAAACATTCAAGTAGTTACAGGATCAACAAATAAGCCTGTTCCTACTCTTTGGAGTGCTGCTGTTTATCGGCGCGATGGAGTTCTTGCAAATGAACTAGTTGCACCAGACGGCACAACATTTGAAAGTGATGTGACCAGATTCCTTGATCCTACAAATGACTTTAAGGATTTGTCAACCCGTCAATATGCAAAATTTACATGTATGGCGCAGGGTGGCTTCGATGGTTTCAATATCTTCGACAAGGAAAAGTCAAAGTTGTCAGATATT